TGTATGACCATGTCATAGTATATACTCCAGATGAGTCTTGGAATTGTGCTTTTAAGATGCTCATTAGATGTGCTGAATAAAGTAGATGACGTAGTAAGTAACGTAAGCGAACGATGAAATTATAATAGCTCCGGCTATGTCGTTCTTGTCGATTTGTTTTAGATGCTCTCTCATTTTGATTGTGTTTAGAATTGTTTTACAAATATAGTAAAAATATTTAAATAAAAAATCTTTTTTAAATTTTTTATTTTGTGGAAGTATCCGCTCCCACTCGGTATTTATTTATTAAGATTTAATTAATCTTGGTTCTACTACAGAAAATTCTATTATAATATCTGAGAACACAAACGCATCTTGCCATTTTTCAGATAACATAAAAAATTCATTTATTTTGCAAGCTTTGTCAAAATCTGAAAAAACTAATAAGACTGTATTGTCGTAAAAATGAACTCCACAAAAATCGTCTAGTGTGAATCCTAAATTATTTTGTTTTAAAAATTGCTGGATTAATTTAAATTTCTTTGTCATTTTTTTTATTGTTTAGAATTGTTTGCCTTGTTTGATGAATCAAAGATAGAAGAATGAATTGGAATAAAAAAATCTTTTTTAAATTTTTTTTAATTATTTCTTCAATTATTTATCTAACGGTAACAAAAATGCCCCTAGACAATATCTAAGGGCATTCAATAAACAATTCTAAACCTATAAAAACTCTATTATGAAAACAAATCCTACAAATCTAAACTATTTTTCCATCTTTTATCATAATGTTAGACACTTTTGTTTTGCCTTCTACTATATCTACTACCGCAAACCCGTGTGAGTGCTGAGCAAAAGGATAGTATTTAGGAGACAACTGGGTTAAGCAACCTGTACTATACGTATGGTAGAACTCTTTAAACCCATTCTTTTTAATAGTGCTAGTCGTTCTATGTACGTGACCTATTAGCGTGTTGCAAAACGTCTTGTTAAACGTGCTTTGTGATGGATTCATTCCACCCGCCATTATCTCATGGCCGTGTAGAATAAGCAAGTCTCCTAGCTCTATACCTTGCCAGTCGGGTACGTATGTCATTGCAAGCTTATCTAGCCTAAAGAATTGCTCGAATTGCATCTCATGTAATTGTGCAAACTCTTCGGCTTGTTCGTTAAGGTATCTTTGCCAGCGATTTTCATGGTTACCCATCTTATAATAGATAGGTATTAAGGGGAATATGTCTCTTATTTTTTGTAAAAAGTTCCTACCCATCTCAATCTCTCTAGCAAAGTCACGTAAATCCTTTTCCTTTTCGTGTCTTGATATAGCGTAGAAGTCAAATATATCGCCATTAAGAATGAGGCAATCTATGCTTTGCTCTCTTAGGTGCTTAATAGCACAAGTTAAAGCTTCTAATGAGTGATAAGGAACGTGTATATCGGATAACACACCTACCTTTTTAAAGTCTTCGGTAATACGTAAGCTCGTATATTCCTTACCTAAGCTCTCTTCGATTCCAAAGTTGTCTACCTCGTCTAGGTTAAAGGATTCTATCTTAGCACTTGGTCTAGTTTGTTTCCAGTATTCAGACCTTTTTTTAACTGAAATACCCATTCTAGTAAGTGCCTTGTGTAAATTTATTACGTCTTTATATCCGTAATTTTCCCAATTCTCTCGCTCAAAGTCCGCTCTAGTCATATTAGTAGAGTAGAAATGGTCTTTGATTCTCTTAGCTAATTCGCTATCTGATTGCATTTAGTCCAAATTTAAGGTATATCCAAGCAACTAAAGCTAGAAACTCTATAAATAATAAAGCAACTACCCAAGTAGGTACTCGGTACTTAATAACTTCTTTGTCTCTGTACTCAATCCATTTAACCTGAGAGTTACGATAGTTATTCTCTATCTCGTTTCTCATAGAGTCTATATCGATTTGAGCTTGAATATTGCCCCCTACCGAACGAATAATAACCTTGCCTTGTGGTAGTACCAATTTACTATAAAAGTTGCTTAGAAGCCCACTAGAGTCGCAAGGGTTTACGATGGTTAGAGTATCGTGAATAGCTTTATACTTTTCTACTATTTTCACGCTTTGTATAGTATCGATTCTAACGAGTTCTTTATACTCGGTTAATGTCTTTGTATGCTTACAAGATAATAAGCTAACACAAGCCAAAAGAATAAGTAATTTCCGCATATTATGAGAAGTAAAGGTTTGCCTCCGCTTGTCTACGTCTAGTAAGTCCTACTAAAACACGTCCGTTAGCTTTATTCCATTTAAGGAACTCATCCGCTATGGTCACGTCTTTAGGGTTAGCGTTTACCTTTTTGATTAAGGTAGACTTTTGAAGTGCACCCGTGCCTACATTATAAGCAAAAGATACCAAAGCGTCGAATTGAGATTGTGATATATCGTCACGGCAAAATGAATCAACCGCCTTTTCATAGGTAATTAAAATAAATTTAAGTAATTCTTCAGCTTTTTCTAAAGTAATAGCTGAGTCTGTAAGTTTAACTTTTTTACCATCTGGGTAATAAGTATTACCATAACCAATTGTAGGAATTGAAGCTGGGCATAAATAAGGCTTTAACTTTAACCCTTCAAATGATTTAATAAGTTCAAGACCTTTTTGCCCTATTTTAGTTATTTTCATTTTCTTTTAAAATTCTATTAATAGTAGTTCTTGAAATTTTTAATTCTTTAGAAGCACTAAATACATTTGTGAATTTAACTAAATTTATAACTTTATCAATTTGTTCTTTTGTAAAGTTAATTTTATTTGATGGGGAATGAGTTTTATAGTATTCCTTTAGTGTATTTGAAATAGCTTTTTTATTACCTTCGTAAGGCTTACCTTTTCTATGAGATGGCTTACCTTTAAAACCAATAATTCCTAGTTTGGTTAATTTTTTGCTTTGTTGGCTTTTTAATTCTCTTAGTTTTGGATTTTGCCATGCTAATTTTAAAGATGCTAAACGCTTATCTTTTGTTTCTTGAGATTGTATTTTACCTTTTAAAGAATTAGATATTTTATCTCTTGATTCTTGCTTTAAAGAAACGCATCCATCACCGCCTTGTGTCATATTGCACAGATTACTTAATCCATAAAATTCTATTAAATCTATTTCTTTTTGGCTTGCTTCTGAATTTGTAAGATTATTGTAAACTATATTTACTTCTAAGCCGTATTTATTGACAATGTTTGTCCAATGATTATTTCTACTTCTGCTTTCAAAAGCTCTTTTATTGCAACCTTTTCCTATATAGAAAACTTCGCCTGTATTAGGCTTTAAATGTTCGTAAACGTAAAACCTATTGGGCTTTATTAGCTCTAGTCCTTTTTGGCTTAACTTCGTTATTTTCATCTAATAGATTTAGTTTGGATTTAAGCGAAGAGTTCTCGCTTTTAAGACTATGTACTTCAGCGGTTAATATGTCAATCTTCTCAGATAATTCTTTTACTTTGTCGGTCATATCTTGAGCTAGTTCTCGCCAAATCTTAATCGCCTCATTTGTATTAGACAACTCCCCCCCTTGTATTTCAATATTCTCTTTTTTGCGTGTGCTAAAGTACGTTGCTAAAGAAGCTACTAAAGCCGTTAAGATATTTGTGAACCAGTCAGGGAGGGAGTTTAACACCGCTTAGTCTTTTTTGAGTTTATGTAAAATTTGAGCCTTTGCAATGATAGCGAAGTTTTCGTTATCCTTTACAAAGTTTTTAAATGTTTCTTGGTCGCTAGAATCTAAGTCTAATACTTCGCCTTTGTTTAGTGCTACCGCCCAATCCCAAAACTTCAAGGCATCGCCTTTAGATTGTTGAACCAATGCGCTAGCTACTAGTTTCCCAGCGTTAGCGTTCTCAATGGCTTTACCATCTAAGTCTACTAAGTTAAAGTTTAAATCAATTTTCATTCTTTTGTTGTTTGTTTGATTATAAACGTAATTTGATATTTTTTGTTTCTAATTACGACCAAGGTAGTCCGTAGGTCACAATAGGAGGATTTAAAAAGTTCTCTATCTGTGCATCTAAATTCGCTTCGATTGCCTCGCTATCTAGTCCAGCTTCTAGCCAGGACTCGACCATTTCTTTAGTAACTTCATCGTAAGGAGTGAAGCTCGCTTCGTGTGGTGCATCTACTGCCAAAGCGCCGTAAGTGTCAGCAATAAACAAAGGACTTCCTTCACTTATCTGAGGAGTTCCCTCGCTTATCTGAGGAGTTACACAAGCCTTTTGTGCTCTCCAATGAATAGTAGAAATTACTTTGTCCATTCCGTCAAGGGAAGGAATAGTGTCTAATTGGCTCACAAGCCATGTAAAGTTTGCCATATTATTTTTCGTTTAATGTAAAGGTATATTAATCCATCCGTAAACTATTACTTCTTCATTGTCCCACATTTTAATCCATTGTGAGCCATTCCACCAAGCTAATGAAATTCCATAAGCTCCTAAGTCGCAAATATAATTTCCTATTTTATTGGGATTCTCTTTATTCCAATACATATTATTTGTTTTTTAATGTGTCTAATTCTGCTTTTAATTCTTTGATTGCTTGCACCATTACTGGAACGATTTTAGAATAATCTACGCTTTGCATTTGCTCGCCATCTTTTATTCCAGTTACCGCATAAGGTAAAACTTCTGCAAGTTCGTGAGCCAAAACACCGTTCATTCTACTATCTTCTGACTTCCATTTGTAGTCGTAAACTTTAATTCTATTAACTATATCAAGACCATTAATAGGTTTTAAATCTTCTTTTAGTCGATAGTCTGAAGTAGTGTTGTAAGTAGTTAATACAGTAGTTACAGAAATAGAACCTACCTCAGTAGTTCCTCTATAAAAAACTAATAATTGCCCATTGTCAGTTCCTCTTCCGAAATATCCTACTGCAGCAGCATTTCTTTGTCCTATAATATATCCACTCGGACCAAAACAAGCACCAGTTGTTGCATTGCCTGCTCCAGGCTGAGTAGTAGCACCTACAAATAATTCCCCCCCGCTAGTAATCCGCATGCGTTCGGTAGCGTTAGTCCAAAATACCATAGGATAAGCTCCAGTACCATAAAAAGTCCTAGCATAAGCAGAACCACCAAAGGTGCTACCACTCGAATCGTCTACACCAACATAAAAACTATTTCCTGCATTTTCAATATCCATAAAAGAAGCTCCAGAACTTGTGTACAATCTGCTTCTTAAAGTTGTTGTTGATGCAATATGGAATAAAGAAGTCGGCGCCGTCGTTCCGATGCCGACGTTG